GCTAACCATGCTCCTGCAGGAAGTGGGTTTGGACACCCATTACACCGACATCCTATGTCATATCTGAGTGCAGTTTACTATCTTACTGACGGTGCTCCTACATTTTTTGATGACCCATGCACACCTAGGGTTTACGATACGTTAGATGTGTGGTATCATGATAAGATGGAGTCTGATTGGGGTATCAATGAGAAAGTTGATGCTGAAGCAGGCAAACTGATACTCTTCCCATCATGGTTAAAACACTATTCTGGTAGACAGATGGAAGACTATGATAGATGGACAATTTCTTTCAACGCATTCCCTAATGGTGCTGTAAATCAAGGACCTTGGGACATGCCACAACTACATGTTAAATTATGAAGTATTTGAAGACACCTTTACGTTACCCAGGTGGAAAATCTAGGGTTGCTAAACGATTAATTGCTAAGTTTCCTAAGAATATTCGTGAATTTAGAGAGCCATTTGTAGGTGGTGGGTCAGTTGCATTACACCTATCACAGTTGTATCCTGACCTCCCTGTATGGGTCAATGATAAGTATGAATATCTCTATAATTTCTGGGTAAATCTACAAAAGAATGGTGCAGAGTTATCTGATACTCTAGTTGATATAAAAGTAAATCATAGTAACGAAGACAAAGCAAAAGAATTATTTAAGACTGCTAAAGATGAGATAAAAGGTGCAGATTCCTTCCGTCAGGCAGTATTATTCTGGGTATTAAACAAGTGTAGTTACAGTGGACTGACAGAAAACTCTTCCTTCTCTGCTACTGCATCCAGACAAAACTTTACTACTCGTGGTGCAGGATATTTAAAGGAAATATCTAAGATTATACAGCATTGGAAGATTACTAACCTAGATTATACTGAGGTGATGATGGATGAGATGTCAACACCAAGAAATTGTTTTGTATTCTTAGACCCACCCTATATGATTAGTAGTTATTTGTATGGCACTGATGCAAAACTACACAAATCATTCGACCACGATAAATTTGTTGAAGATTGTAGTGTCTGTCCATTTGATTGGATGGTAACTTATAATAATGATGATTATCTTAAGCAAAAGTATAAGAAATTTTATCAAGAAGAGTTTCAAATTACATACGGTATGAAACACAGAGCAAACAACCATCTAAAGAAAGAGTTGTTAGTTGCAAACTATGATATAAACCCTGTATCACCACTAGAAGCACTTGTATATTGATATAATACCAACTGCTGTCTATAAAGATAAGCTTGGATACAAATTGACGTCACAACAGAAAGATGTATTAGATAATCTGGTCATACATCCTAATGAATTGAGTGAAGAAATGGGTATTCTTGATAGACCAGAGTTTAAATCTATGAAAGACATAGTTTTTTCTCACGTGGAAAAATATGAAAAAGATGTTTGTGGATTTAAGTCTAGTTTATCTTTTAAATTAACAGAGTCTTGGTATAGGGAAACCGTACCAGGGCATAATCACCCAGACCACAATCATCCTAATAGTATGTTGAGTGGTGTGGTATATCTCAACGTGCCTAAAGGCGATAAGAGTCATGAAGGAATTAATTTAATTCACATTGAAAATCGTGGAGTATTTAAAAACCATGAGTTTAGATATGATTATACACCAACAAAATATAATCAGATTACTACCTTTATTCCTGTTGAGACTGGAGATATAGTATTGTTTCCATCTTATCTCTATCACTTTGTTACTCACAATGAATCTAGAAATGAATCTAGAAGAGTAATTTCTTTCAACACTTTCATTCAAGGGAGAATGAGTTGTGAAAATACTTATCCCAACGTACTTACTATTAAATAATGCCTGATTACGAGTATCCATTAAAAGACTATCTGAATAGTATAAATCTAAAGACAAGTGACATGACTTTCGATGAGAGAGCGATGAAAAAGTATCCTGCTTTCGTCATCAATAAGTGCATGGCCCAACATATTGACACAATAATGCATGCAAATGAGATGAATATTAGTCCTCAACTGAGGAATGATATGCAATACTCCTTCTTTATACATAGTGTTAGGAAATCTAAAAGATTTTCTCCTTGGGATAAAAAGACTAAAGACAGTGACCTAGATTTAGTTAAAAAATACTATGGTTATAACACTGAGAATGCTAGAGCAGCATTAAGGATACTAACTCAGGAGCAAATTAAGATTCTTCAATCAAAATTAAATCTTGGAGGAAGAAAGTGAGTGAAGAGATTAAATGGTCTCAAGATATGATGCTAGAAGTTACCCTCAAGGAACCAGATGATTTCTTGAAGGTGCGCGAGACGCTAACGAGAGTTGGTGTTGCGTCTAGGAAAGAGCGTAAGCTCTATCAGTCTTGTCATATCCTACACAAACGTGGAAAATACTACATCGTCCACTTCAAAGAGTTGTTTGCTCTTGATGGCAAACCAACTAACATTACATCAAACGATGTGCAACGTCGTAATAGAATTACCAAACTATTATCAGACTGGGGACTCGTAGAAATTTCTGGTGAAGGTACTGAAGACCTCGCACCCTTAAATCAAATAAAAGTTTTATCTTTTAAAGACAAAGGGGAGTGGACTTTAGAATCAAAATATAACATTGGTAAGAAGAAAACTCAGAGTGACGCAGAATGACATCATCAACAAAAGAGAAACCTAAAGGTCCTATAGGTAAACTTAAAGAAGTAGCTGAAGATAAAGAAGAGCAACTTCAATACCTAGCAACACTCATAAGAGTGATAGTCCTCGTGTGGTCCGCAGGAATTTTAACTTTGAATTACGTTAAAATACCAGGCTACGAGAGAGGAGAAAGAATTGACCCAACTTTCATAGCTTCGGTCTTCACAGGAACTTTAGCTACCTTTGGCGTCGCTGCGGGAGGCAAGAAAAAGAATGCTGCTGATGGTGGTAGTGCAAACATATCTAAGAAAGATATGGAATTCCTTATCGCTAAGGCATCAGAGACTGCTCCTGCACAAACTATCAGGATTGAATCAGGTCCTGTAAAAATTGTCCCAGACACTAAGTAATCATGCAAAAAATTATTAACGGAATCGCTATCTTCTCTGGTGTAGTAGCACTAGGAGTAGTTGGTATTGGTGGATATGTATTCATCAGAAAGGATGCTATTGTCGATGGCATCAAGAGTAAGGTAATGGAATCAGTTATGCCTGATATCGGTGGAGGCATCATGAAGTCTTTACCTGATGCAACAGGACCTGCATTACCTATTAAACCATTAGGTTTCTAAAATGAATAAGTGGTTTGGTGTTAGTCTAGGTGCTCTCGTAGGCATCTCCCATCTGGGGATGATAGGTATGATTGCGACTAAAAATCAAGGACCTGCTATACCACCTGTAGGACCTTATACTTCTTTTGCTATATCAGCAGGGAAGGATGGTAGTTATAAGATGAGTTATCAAGCTAACGACCCTAAAACCATGTATAAGACTACTACTGTAAAGCAGAAGGGTCTGTTTAAGAAATACGATGAAGCAGTAGCAGAAGAATATACTATGGATGGTGCTACACATACAGGTGTAGGTGCTGTGGGAAAGACAGCAGCCCAAGCATTAAATGTAGCGTGTATAAAGGCGGAAGGTGGTGGAGCGTCGACAGGAAGAGTGGTCGGTGCTAGTATGGGTGCTGCTGCATCCCCTGCAGTCGTCGGTATACCATTTATAGGACCTGTCTTGGGCGGTTTATTAGCACTAGGTGGTGCTGACCAAGGTGCAAAACTCGGTGGACAAATAGCAACCGAATTTAATGATGCATGTGATGAAACAACTGAAGAATCCACTGACTGATGAATATTATCAGTTAAAAAATTTAGTATTAGGTAGCGATTTTCCTTGGTTTCATGAGAAGAATCAAAAGGATGATTTCTATTTCTATTCACACGTATTTTTAGAGAGACCAAATGAAAAGTCTCTCTTTCCTGCTGTACGCTCAGAATATGTTGACCTATTTCACACAGTAATACAACAAATATTTGATTATAATGATAGACCGATAGATATAATATACAGAATGAATGCTAATGCAGTTGACCCAGGCAAAGGTCACACGGCTGCACATACTGACCATGACTTCCCACATCAAAACTTAATTATATATTTGACTGATGCGGGTGGTGAGACTGTGGTAGAAGATATTGTATCTAAGACACCATTAGAGGATGATATTGCTACATTCTCTGGCATACACTACCATTACATGCCTGACTCTAAGCGTAGAGTAGTATTGATTGCGACCTATGGAAATTCAATCGATTATTATACCACAGACTAGCACACAGACTGTGCCTAACATCTATACACCTAACTGGTTGAGGTCTGAGCCAGTTGTGCCATTCCCTCTTGTACCTATTACACAACAGGTGGGTGTCCCTGTCATACAATACCCAGGTTGTGTTACTGCACATGAATCAAACA